GTTTCGAGTCTCATTATTTCTTTATCGGTATCTTCGTCATAATCTACGACATCACCAAAATAGAACTTCTTCGGTGCCAAAATGAGGCCATCGATTTCTTTTATTAGTTCCATGGTATCAAAGAATTCGGTCATTTTTTCATATCGTGATGTTTTTAATTCACCGATTTGTTTCTGTTCTTCGGACCGATTAAATACTTCATTTCGTAAATCTAGGTTTTTATAAATGTAAATATCGAAAACCATAAATATAATTATAGGTTGATTTTTGGAATCTTTTACAATATATTCACCATCTAATACACTATTTCCCATATTGGGAATACTACATCCAAGCGATTTAATTTCATTTTTACGATTAATCATATACACATTACCATTTCCTAATACTACACATAGATTTCTTTCACCGTCGGCCTTATCAGTAACACAATAATTACGACGAATAGACAATATATCCTTATAATCACTATAATCTTTGCGGGTTACATGTTTCATTTCCAATGCGGTCGGTTGGGGACCCATAAAACGCTTAGATTTAACTAATGATGAATACTCTTTTCGGAAGCGCGATTTTTCTTCTTGGGAAATAATGAAAATATTGTTTTGAATGGCTTTCAACAAGAATTCAATATGAACTTTAAATAATTCTAGAATTTTTTCATATTTTTCTTTATGACCTATTTTATTTCCAAGATATTCAATTTCGATTTCATATTTGACATCATTTCGTAATACATTAGATATTTGGATATTCTTTGATAATATCATTTCTTCATATTTTTTCCCCTTTAATTCAACTTCATCACTTGGCTTCAAACCTTCAAACCAGGATTCAAAATCCATTACATTCTTAGGTTTTAATACAAATTTTTTCATTGATGGTTTCAGGTCTTTCTTTTTAATGTATGTGCTTGGGTTTGTATTAACTTTTGTATTGGATGATTTGATTATACTACAATCAATTGAAAATAATTTATCGTTGGTTTTGAAACTAAACCGTTTTTTGTATCGAAACATCTTATTAATAGTCGGCCATCTATTGAAAATCGCGATATCTATTTTTTCATCCAATTCCTTTTTGAAATTAATACGTATATTATAGTTTCCAATATCAACTGGTTTCATTTGTCGTGTTTTACGTTGAAGTATATAAGAACCGGCCTTCAATGACGACAAGTTATTGGATTTACAATAACTATGAATAGCACCATCACCGAAAATAGTATATCTTAAACTGTTATCTTCTTCGGGAATGAAAATGTCTAAGGTAGAACCAGACGCATGAAATGTAGCTTCATTATAACCTTTTAAATAAGAAATAACACGATTGAACGTTTCTTTTTCAATGGGGTAATCTATGTTGGTATTATAAATTGCCTCCATTTCTATATTGGGGTCTTTCTGAACCATTTTAATCCCTTTCATTATGGTGTCAATATGAGATGAAATATCCATAATTCTATATAATAATATTATAATTTAATTCTTAAATATATGTATCAATTTTTATATTTCTATATTCTTTTTTAAGTCTCCATAAAGAATAGCTTTAGTTTTTCTTTTAGATGTTTCATCATCTTTTAATGAAATATTGTTTTCATTGGCAAGATCTATAAGTCCCTGTAAACTATATGAACCAATTTTGTTCATTTCCCGTATTTCCTTGAAATATTCTTTAATTTTCGACAAATCTGTATAACTGAAACTGTCGAATTTAATATTTACTAATGGCAACATGTATTGTGCGTACCCAATAATAACCAGGTTATTCTTAATTTTATCCTGATTATATCCCTTGTATAATTTGTATTTCTTATTTTCTACATTAATATACAGACAATTAATATTTAGACAATCGCAAAAATATTGAAGGATTTTCATATGTGGATATTTTTCATTAAGGAGACTCGTTATATCGGTTTTAGAAATATAGGTATTCTTATAATTAAATTCCTTATAATTTGTATTTAAATTATCCAACATACTATTCTTAAGGGTTTCTAGACATTCCTTTTTAGTTGTTTCGGTCTGATTCATATATTCTCCATTTTTTATCATTTCTATAGTTTCATAGAGGTCTTTGGACCCAAAAATGTAGTATTTATTCAAATCAATAAAATCCGAAAAGAATTCGGGTACTTCAATAATTTCATTTTCAATATAATTAATAAGATGATTGGAAGCCTCGAAATTTTCATTAAAGACAATAGAACTACTTTCGATATTTACTTCATTGTGAGGAATATCGAAAGGTTGAATAAAGGTTGAAGACGAATTAATATTAAATTTTCCAGACTGTTTGCTTGACTTTACTGTCGTTGTAATCTGATTAAGTGTAATGGATTCCATGATTGTATTATATGTGTATTATATATATAGTCATTTTTTGTGATTTAAATCAATTTTTTAAAATGAATCTTTAAAATGAATCTTTAAAATGAATCTTTAAAATGCTTAATATAATCATACTTGGCAATTTTAGATAATAGTTCTGGGTCGGTTGATTTTGCGGCGTCATCAAATTTTCTAAGCATTAAATGATATATGTATAAATTGCTTTGTTGAAATTCCTTGATTTCACTTTCTGTCATTTTTCCGCCTTGATATTTAAATGTTTCCTTTGACGCATCCGACAAATTTTCATAGTATTCACTATTCATAGATACTAAATATCTTTTCACATTTATATGATTTTCCACTAATTGACATATATCTTCATGTATATTTAAATCCCGTAAATATTGAGCGCCTTTTTTTTCATGTGAGTGTATTCCTACATTACCCATTTTTTCACAATTATAGGTTTCATATAATTCTTTATCGTGTTCCATAAGATGCCCGACATCGTGGAAAAAACAACCTAATATAAAATTTCGTTTAGTGATTCTTTCGGTAACTACCGTACGAATATATTGTTCTCCTAATAAAGCACATTGCACAGCGTGTTGATATTGTGTTACATCTTCGCCGATATAACCTTGATTTCCATATTTAGTGTATAGGTCAAAAACCTCTTCCATTATTAATTAATATTACTATTAATAATTTTTTAATATAAGAAAAAAAATGATTTTTTAATCAATTAAATAATTGTGTTCTCGAAATACTTAACGAATAATATAATTTTTTACTTCTTCAATCCGTTCTTTTTCTAATTCTTTATTATCGTTGGAATATAATAAAAATTTGTGTATTTCGGTTATTGTATTTTCGCTTAATGTATTCATATTAATGAATGCCCCATTATTATTAAGTGTATAATTGGAATTGTGTGACCGAATTATTTTAAAAATTTCATTTTGTTCATCTTCATTTAATTCATCGATGATTTTTTTTATTTTTTTTAATTCTTCGACTTTATTCATTAACTATTCGTTATACATATTTATCTAAAATATAACTTATGTGCGTTTAGATGAATGTTTTGTCTCCCAATTCAGTATTAACACCCTTAGAATTGGCATCTACAGGATTTGGAAATGTATCCATATTTTTATTCAAGTCCCGGATATAGTTAACATGTCCTACTGCTCCAACCATTACATTTTCGACACAGTATTCCAATACTTTAAGATTCAACTGACTTATTTGTTCTTGTATTTTACAATCCATATTTTGACCATCTTGAAGAAAAATAGATCGCATAATAATTTTGAGTTCATCATCGGATTGTCTTCCTATTCGGACTTTCCCTTCACTTTTATTGAACACACCATTAATAATTTTCTGCTGTATATTATCTATATTTTTTTTAGAAAAAAATACTTTAGCTAAAATGGATTTCTCCATAATACCTTGTAGACTATCATAGAAATCTTGTTCCGGTCCCGTATGATTTTCTTGGTATAATTCAAACTGTGGATAGGATGAATTGGTTTGTAAGTTTGCCATGCGACCAGAATTAGGATTTAATTGATATTGTTCGGTTACTTGGTTAAAATGAACATATGGACTATCGTCTTCTTCGTGTGTAAATAGTGTGGGTGCGTCTACAGTATTATTCAATCTTGGATTAGCAAAACTGTTTTCTATATTAGATTTAGTAGAATATAAATGTTCTTGCACTGATTTTATATTATCCATTAAATTAATAAAACAAAAAAACTACAACAATTTAGACTTGAATTTCTCGATATATCTGTTATATTCAATATTTACTTGAATTAAATGCTGAACATCATTATTTATCAATTCGCCTTTAGTGAATGTACTTACATTATTAGCCATTGAAAAACTATCGTAACTATATGTTCCATCGTTATTATTTAAATTATTATTTAATCCTATTACAATAGTGTTAAACATAGTATTACTTGAATTAGAATCATCAAATAGGTCAATAATATAATGGTTTTCTTGCCTTAAAAGGTATTTATTTAATTCACTATTAGAGTTCGCGTTAGGCGTCAATGAACTTATTTTAATGGTATTACCTATTTTATATTCTTCTGGACTAAAAAACCGTGTTGTTTTTAGTTTAAATCCATTCTCCTCTCTGAAAACTATATTACTAGATTGAATATATCTATAAATCTTATTTATGTTAGCTGAACCTTCAGTAACTATAAATACATCGTTAATATTCAATGATTCCCGAGTTAATATGAATGGATTACTAGCGTCGCCCACTGTAGTGACTTTATAATAACCATTTTCCAACAATGTAGTTTGATCTTTTACTAAAACGGTTTCGTTTTGACTAAGTGAAACGGTATCTATAGAAATAGCACCATTTGCGTCACACGTAAGGGTTCCAGCACCGCTACTATATGTAGCATTTAAATCCTCTGTAGTTGCTACATTCGCACTATTTTTATAATAATAACATTCACTCAACGACAAATAATCATTCAATAATGTTATTTCATTACCGTTTGGAGTCATAAACGATAGTTCAATAGTATTCAATACACCTTTCAACGAAGGATAGAATATTTTATTTGAAGATATATTGACGAAATTACAAATCTTATCATTTTGACTTGGTATGAGTCGGCGTCCAAAATTATCTTTTTTAACTAGTGTCTGACTTGCTCCCGTACTTACATCATAAGCATAATTATTGTTGTTAGATTTATAGCGTTCGGTATCATTTAGTAATAAAGAAAAGGCTTCCGTAATATAATTGTTGGTACCATAATTAGTTTGGGAGAATTCCCGGAATCTTAACAGCAAATACGGTAAATCACTTATACGCTTAAATTTAGGAATGTGGGATTTATATATATTTTCATTATTATTAAACTGAATCAAATTAGTGTCCATGTAAGCATGAATATCTCTTAAATTAACATATAAATCCGGTAATACTACATTTTCTATTTCAATACTACTAATATTTCTAAATACCTTTGTTATACTTGAACCATAGGTTCCATTATTACCGAAATTAACATTATAATTAAAGGTTCGCTCGTTTTCGATATTTCTATCTCCACTATATAAAAAAATAGTAGATTTACTTTTAACTTCGTTTAGCTCTATTTCTTTTAGACTGCTGGTTTCATTACTATCAATCGTATCTCTATATACGTCCATTAAATAAATAAATATATAATATATATAGCCGTATAGCTATTCTCTAATTCTTTTTTTTAATCTTAATTATTTTCTTTTTTG